TGGTGTGAGGTTATTGTCGCCAGATGTTCCTCCCGGAGGATTAGTATCAGGAAGCAAAACATATCTTATGTAATTAAAAGACACAGTACACTTTAGTAGAGATGACGCATCATAAGAAACTGGCATGGAATTAATAGAGATTGGAAACGCATGAACAAACTCATATCTAAGATTTCTTCCAGTATAAGATCTTTCAAATTTAGTAACACTCAAACCCTGCTTTAACATATACTCATCGGGATAATTCATCCTATAATAATAATTTGAATTCTGTGTTCCAGGTCTAGCATCATTACCTTTTGATTCTTCTCTTGTTGCAATTTCTTCACCAGCAACATATTTTATCCAAGTTTCAAAGAATCTAACAGGCAAATAATTATCTTCATCTACATAAAAAGTCAAATCAATTCTATCATCATACAATCTTCTATATGCGTGCTTTTCAGTAACTCCATGAAAATCATTTGTAATATCATGAGTTGCAATAGAAGATCCTGGTAGAGATGCCTCACAACATAGCAGATTTAACCTATCCTGATCAAAGAAAGTTATACCATTTTCTTTTAGATATTCGTTACTAAGACCTGTAGGTTTTCCAACAGTTACTGAGAAATGTGAGGTAGTTGCCGGTCTTAATAACTTTGATTTTATTTGTGCTACATTCTGGGGAGTAGTCATCTATAAATATTTTTTGACCTTATATATTATGTATGGCAGAAAGTATAAAAAGTAAGTATAAACCATCGTATCCAAAAAAATATAAGGGAGATCCCAATAATATTATCTGTCGTAGTAGTTGGGAAAGAAAGTTCTGTCATTGGTGTGACTTAAATGAAAGTATTTTGGAATGGGGAAGTGAAGAATTTTACATTCCATATATCTCACCAGTAGACAAAAGAGTTCATAGATACTATCCAGACTTTATTATTAAAGTTAAAGAGAGCACTGGTAAAGTAAAGACTTATGTGATTGAAGTCAAACCAGAAAAGCAAACAAGACCACCTATCAAAAAATCAAGAGTAACAAAATCATACATTCATGAGTGTGTTACGTATGAAGTGAATCAGGCAAAATGGAAAGCAGCAAGAGAATTTTGTGCTGACAGAATGATTGAGTTTAAAGTTATTACCGAAAACGAACTAGGTATCAAGTAATGGCAGAAGGATTTGGAAAATATGTAGAAGAAAAGTCTGCCACAGCAAGAATAAAAGAACTCAAAAAAAGAATTGATGAGTTAGGAAGTAAAGATCCAGAAGATCTTATGATGGTAATCATTGATGTCTTCAAAGAAGAAGTATTATATCCAGAACCAGGAAAGTTTTATACGTTCATTTATAATCCAAAGACTCCGAATATAGAATACGACCAACATCCTTTGATTGCTTGTACAGAATTAGAAAGATGGGGATTCAAAGCAATCAACTTTCATTGGGGAATGCCAAGGCAATATACCTGGGAGGAAGTAGCAGGAAAACTTCACGTTGTAAAATATAACGAGTTAGATGAGTTATTAGCTATACCATATGCAAAGATGCGTCTAAATAAATAAAAAACCATTCTGATGCCTGTTATTCAGAGCAAACTTCCCCCACAAAAAGTTACAGTAGGAACGGGGGCTAATGCCAAAACGTTATACACATCAACGAAAACCACGTATGAGGCGGATAGTAATGGATCGCCAAAACCAGGTACGATAAAGCACGAACTTATAGTATATCCAAGCGCAACTTCAACAACTGGATCTGTACAAGCAACCTCAAAGGGAAATACAAGTCAATGGACTCCAGTTTCTGGTTCATCCCTTACAACAGATCAAAAAAATTCTTTAAAGTCTGGAAGTTTAAACAACACAGTTAATCAACAAATACAAAGTGCCGCAACATCTAGTGGATTATCCAATTCACAAGTATCATTTCTTACAGGTAAATCAAATACTGCAACAAACAATCCTGACGATTCTAGTGATACTAACAAACAAAATGGACAAGAGGATGCTCAATTAACTGATGAGCAAAAAAATCAAGCAAAAGAAGAAGCAGGAAGTTATAAAGAAAATACTAGAAACGAATACGGAACACTATACTATCCAGAACTTTTATCTCAAGAAAGTCAAGATTGTGTAAGGTTTTCTATTCTTGAGTATGTTCCATCATTATCAGATGCTGCTAAAGGGTCTGCCCCAACTTCTGGTTTTGCATCAAAATCAAGAGCAGTAACATTAGAAAGCAGTAAGTTTCCTGTTGTAGCTGGATCAAAAAGACTTGGAACAATAACGTTACCTATTCCGGGAGGTATTTCAGATTCAAATACAGTCACTTGGCAAGGTGGAGATATTAATGCTATTCAAAGTGCTTTTGGAGAAATTGCTCAGAAGCTTTTTTCTGGAGGAGATGAAGCAGCAGGAACAGAAGTTGGTAGACAAATAAAAAAATTAGATGGTGCATCTAAAGAACTTGAGACTGCTGTCACTGGATTTTTTAGCAACTTATCTGCAAGTAATAATAATTTTTCCTCAAGAATTTATGGAGCAAAACCAAATAATAACTTAGAAGTATTATTTGATGGTCCTGGTCTTAGAACATTTTCTTTTAGATTTTTATTTTCACCAAGGAATAAAACCGAGGCGAAAATGGTTATGAAAATTATAAGAGCCTTTAAGCAATCCATGTCTGTGAAAAGATCAAAGACTTCTTTATTACTTAAAGCACCAAGAACATTTGCAATTTCATATACAACTTCTGAGAATGGAACAATAGTTCAACATCCATACTTAAATAGATTTAAAGAATGTGCTTTAACATCATGTAGTGTTGATTACACTCCTGACGGAAGTTACATGACATACTGGAGTAAAAACGCTGACGGAAGATCAATGACTTCCTATGCTTTAAATCTTCAGTTCCAAGAACTAGAACCAGTATTTGATGACGAATATGGTTTCGTAGATCAAAACAAAGATACATTCATAGGTTACTAAAATGGCATCATACTTCAGAAATCTTCCAGAACTAGATTATGTGAGCAGACTTCCAAATGCTCAAATATCAGACTATGTTCGTGTAAAAAATCTTTTCAAAAGAGGAAAGATTAGAGATGACATTTTTAAAAATATATCTTTCTTTGAGAGATACAAAATCAAAGGAGACGATAGACCCGATAATGTAGCATTTGAACTTTATCAAGACTCTACATTAGATTGGGTTGTATTATTGGCAAATAATGTTTTAAACATTCAAACAGAATGGCCACTTACTCAAGATGAGTTTGATCAATATCTTTACAAAAAATACAGTAATGTAAATAGTGTGTTTACTTATTATAATCCAGAAGGATTAGATATATCACAAATACCACAACCTGATTATGAGAAAACTACTCAAGTAATTTTTAGTGGTATTCATCACTATGAAACAAAAGAAGTTAAGAATCGTCAGGGAGTTACAATCGTTCCTGCTGGAATGCAAGTACCTGAAGATTATACTTTAACTTACTATGACGAATCAATAGGTGCTTACAATATTGAATCAGATGTTACTGTTCCAGTTACAGTCTATCAGTACGAAGAAAGTTTGGAGAATGCTAAAAGAAATATATTCGTTCTAAAGGCAGATTACCTTGGTATCATTCTCAATGATATGAAAGAAATCATGGCATACAAAGAAGGTTCTACCCAGTATGTGGATAGAACCTTGGCAAAGGGTGATAATATCAGATTATATCAATAATCATTCTTCAGCAAGACGCTGAAAGTAAGCAAGAGCATCGTCTTCGTCATCATCATTTGAAGAAGAACTTACAACAGGAAGTTCGGGTTCAGGACGACGTGAAGTAAAGTCGGGAGTATAAGAACCGCGATCATTATCCTCATCATCAACCTCTTCATCCAGACGGGGACGAGGAGCACTCTTTTGACCAAGAACATACTTCAGACGCTTCTCAAGATCTTCATAAGACTTGAACTGGTCAGGAGCAGTTACAGCAGTCAGAGAATATTGCTTCTTCCAAACTGCTTCCAGAGCATCGTCATCTTCTAGGAGAGGAGCGACACGATCAAACTCCGACTTATCATAGTTCCAGTAACCATCCTTCTTCACCAACTTCAGTTTGAAGTTAGCACCTTGCCAGAAGTCAAAGGGATTGATTGGAGTTTCATCTTCAAACTCAGGTTGCATTGCTTCCATGATCTTATCAAAGATCTTCTTACCATACTTGAACAGGAAGACCTTACCTTCGTTTGCAGGATTTGCGGGATCCTTTACAACATAGATGTTGCTGTAGTAAGACAGTTTACGCTTCTGCTTACGAACAGTTTCTTTATCCTTTTCACTACCACTGTTCCAGAGTTCACGGTTGTATTCCGAAACAGGATCTTTCTGACCAAGAGTGGTCAAAGAGTTTTCAATATACCAACCACCAGGACCTTGGAAGGCATGGGTATAAAGTTTTGCCCAAGGAAGTTCTTCACCTTCTGGGGCAGGAAGGAAACGGATGATAGCAAAACCGTTGCCAGTCTTGTCCATTTCGGGTTTCCAGAGACGCTCATCAGCACCACTGGAAGTATTGCTCATCTTCTCTACTTCCTTTACCAGTTTGGAAGTCAGTGAACCAAGAGAAGATTGTTTTTTAAGGTCAGCAAAAGACATTGGATTACCTCGGATTGTGTACGGATTTGGCTTGTGTGTACCCAGTTATTCTACAGGTCAGGACCAGTCTTGTCAATCTGTTCCTTCATCACTTCAAGCATTTTGGACATGTTAGAAAAAATAACATTCATGTCAACATTAGGTGGAAGACCCATCATAGCAGCAGATTCTGTGATTCGTTTTTTCATCAGAACAGCTTCAGGATCATCAGACAAACAAAGACGAGTATAAAGAACTCGTTGTTTGTTGAGAAGTTTTTCTAGAAGATCTACATGATGAATCCTATCTTCCTTTGACATTGTAGGAAACTTAAAAACGCTTCCATAGATCTCCTCTTGCATTTCGGAGATCTCCGTCATCTCTGCTCTAACAACTTCAGAATCAAAAAAACTCATTTTTCTCCTAAAATAATTTCTCTCAAGATAGTTTTATAACGTGGTACATCTATATGTAGGAAAGGAGAATACTTTTTTATTTTTTTACTTACGGTTTCCCACACCGGATCTTGCAGTTTCTTATCAAAATTTTTCCCGAACAGGAATATTCTATCATAAATGACTAGTGTTTCTAGACTAATATTACCGCTCAGGAACTTCTTAAGAATAGGTGGATGACCTTTAGAGCAGTCAAAAACTTCATCTACTTTTTTATTCTCAAACAAAGTTTGAGTTTCTTCCTTGAAAACATAAGAGAGTGATTGATTTCTTTTCTTCCATTCTGCATATCTATCATCACCTTCTCGTATCATTTCTCCTATCCAAAGCTTACTTGGATCAGTGCAGGCAATAAAGTTTGATACAAAGAACTCAACAACTTCTTGGTCGGTTTTTTGTCTGGAAACTTTTTCGAACCAGAATCTATCGCGTCTACCATAGAAAGATTTTATTGTAGATCTTGATTTGCCGCAGTATTTGAAATAGTCATATGAATCTTTTACGAAATGATTTTTTAAAGACAGATAACATTTATAGGTATCAAATGGGGTCACTTTCCAAACACTCATTAACTAATTTTCTCCTTGTTTCGAGATCAACATTATTCCTCAAAGTGGTAGTCTTGCTCTGGAACTCCTCTTCAAAAAGTTTAGTTCCATTGCTTCGTACTTGATCTTTTCCTTCAATGGTTTTGAGATCAGTTTAGGGACTGACTCAACATCAATATTGTTCTGTTCACAGAAGTATATGATTGCATCAATATAATTCATGTCAGCATTAGTCTGAACAAGTGCTTCAATTTCTTGAGCAAACCTTGACGGGCAGAAAAATTTACTTTCTAAAACTTTTTCTAACTCATTCTCCATCTGACCTAATATTGTGATGTACAAATTCTTTAATATAACGAACTAATAACTTAATATAATCCCCTTTGTTCCTTTTGTCAAATACTTTAACTTCACCACTTGGAGTGACCATTAAAGTAATCAGTTTTTTAATAGGGATTTCTGTAAGTTCGTAGTATGCCGCAGCATAAAACATTTCCTGAACAAAATAGTTTTCAATCCACTCTTCGGGTTTTATTTTGTCCGATGTTTTGAAATCTATGACTGCAAGTTCTCCTTCGTATTCTGCAATACAATCAACTCGTCCTGCAAGTCCATAGTATTCAGAATAAAGAGTTCTTTCAATCGCATGAATATTATTTATCTTATCAAGTTCTGGTTTGATATGATAAAACATAAACTTTGTTAGGGGTTGATAATCATTCCAGTTAAGTTCTTTATTCTCCAGATAGTCTTGACAGACTTGGTGAAAGTCAGTTCCCCTTGCAGTTGCTCTTTTAGTAATACGATTTGCTTCTTCAAGACCAACACGTTCTCGCCACTTCACAAAGATCTGACGATTATAAAATGAAGTGACAGAAGTAATAGAAGGCACCCAGTCTCCATTGGGTAGATTATAGAGACGGATGCCATTCTTTTCTTTCTTTTCTAGTTCAAGGTCACCTAAAAAATTACAATGAATAAAACTCATACACCGATTTCCATTTTGGCAAGAATATATTCTTTCACTAATCCAGAGCGAACAATATCATCAACTCCAAATTCAATAATATCAATTGAAGGCATAATGCGAAGAACTTTCATAAAGTCAATGATTCCATTCTTCTCATTTGTTTTGATAAGATCGGATTGAGTGGCATCACCACAGAACATAATCTTACTATTTTCACCAACACGAGTGATTATACTATCAAGTTCATGATAGTTCAAGTTTTGAAACTCATCAACAATGATGATTGCATTGTCAAGAGTAGTACCGCGAATAAAAGAAGTACTCCAAAAACTAATCGTTCCTTGAGTTTTAAGATTGCCATAAAGCATTTCAAAGTCTGCTTCTGTTGGCAACTCAAACATATACTTCACCATATTCTTATAAGGAATCTGATACAGTGAAGACTTATCTTCATGATCTCCTGGAAGAAAACCAATCTCACGGGTTGCTACAAGAGACCTAACAATATAGATCTTTTCGTAGGAGTTTCTTTCATCCAGTACGTCTCTGAGAGCATTGTAAAGAGTGATAAAAGTTTTACCAGTACCAGCACATCCATAAGCAACGATGTTCTGGTCATTCTTGTAACAACGAAAAAGTTCTTTTTGATTATCTGTAAGAGGATCAATCGTCCTCATCAAATCTGAATTGATGGGCTTCTTTCTCTTCATTTGTTTGTTGCTCATTCCAAATGGTACGGGTGACTTTGGAGTGTTTCTTTTTACTGGCATGAGACTATCAGAATGGTTTAATTTTTGCGCCTGGTGCTTTTGCTGCTGTTTTAAGGACTTCGTTCCATCCAGGATGTTTAGAGACTAGTTTGTTTTGCCAGTCTCCAACTTCTCCAGGTGTTGCACATCCTTCAGACCAGTCTCTTTGCCATTCTGGATTGTCTTCATACCACTGCTGAATGTCGTGAACGCTCATTTCAACGACTTTTTTCTCACCAGTTTCTTTATTGATGATAGGGTAAATTGCCATGAGTTACATAAAAATATAGGAATATTTATTCAATAGTAATAGAAGGTGCATCTACACAATCAGCACATCCATCACGCTTCCAACCTAGTGCTTCAGATACTGCAGGGAACTGACAGATAAAAATACAACGGATTGCTTCAGCAATATCCATATGTTCCTTCTGAGTTCCATGTGCAGAGCGAAGATCAATGTAATGGATCCATGACCTTACAGAACCGGTCATATAGAGTCTTGTAGGCGTCGCTAAGGGCAGTACAAACCTTGCGCACTCCTTTGCCACTCCTTTATCCAGAAGGCGGTTGTAGAGGCGTAGAGACTGCTCAAAATGCATTCTAATATCCTCAAGCAAAGTCAGTTTCAGATAGTCTGGAATGTCATCAATACTGTTCTGACGATTCTTTGTATCCTGACGACGGAGATCAGGAAGAGGAATATTCTTGTTCAGAAGATTTGTATCAGCATATCGTTGCGAAAATTCTTGATATGTGAAAGACCTATGCCGAAGGATTTGAGCTGCAATACCACGAGTAGTATTGATCTCTACAGTCATTGATGCTTGCTCAAAGATGCTCCAGTGCTGATGCTGAATACAATATTTCAGAAGACCAGAGAACTTTTCATTTTCTTGATTGGCAGGATTACTTACCCGAGCACAATATGCCATGTGCTTTTCTGCATCGGGAGTAACACTAATGAGTTTGACTTCTGGTTTCATAAACTCAAACTCAGTCGGGATATCCATCATCGTCGTCATAAAATACTTCGTCGTAATCTGTTAGGTGTTGTTTAACTTCTTCGTATTGTGGAAACTTGTAAGAATCCACATCAGAATAAATCTCTGACTTTAAACATTCTACCAGAGACTCAAGGTTTTGTACAATTAATTTAAGCTTGTCTTTATCCATTTTTATCAACCCTGACAAAGGTATTATAGTTAAAAAAAAGGAGGGTGTCAACCCTCACTTCTTTATCTTGCACTAGGTCCTTGTGATGCAGCATTCTGTTGCTGCCTATTCATAAATGCTGCTGCTCTTTCACGGGGAACAGGAGTAGAAATTTGCGTTGGTTGTGGTTTCATTGGACCACGTACTGGAGTTGATACCCTTGCTTGCGCTTGTGTTCTACTTTGAGAACTTGGTTTTTCTGGTTCGGGTTTATTTGTATTAGTATTAGACTTACCAACTGTTGCAGAATAACTGATGCTTCCACTTCCAGTTACACCAGTCTGTCCTTTAATTTCAGACGCAGACTGTGGGGCTCCTGGTTTAGCAAGTGCTTGATCGACTGCTTAGATACTGAGGTATCAGTTGCAACCGCAGGCACTGAACCATATCTAACATTTGCTTGACCAGACCACTGTTCTAGAGCAGAAATAAATTCTTTATAGGTTCTCATTTTTTTCTGTTTTTAGATATTTATAAAAAAAAGGAGGGTTGCCCCTCCCTAGTCTTCGTTACTTTGCACTTACTAGTTGTGCTAGTTGTGCTTGATGACGACGATCTTCTTTTTGTTTTTGCTCTTTGATGATTTGAAGGAAGTTAAGTTTTTTCATTTATGCCCATCCTTTACAAACTTAATACCACGATAGGTTTCGTTGTATTGTTGAGGTTGCTGCATCATCTGCTGTTGATACTCCAAACGTTTTTGTGTGTCGTATTCAACACCACGATATACTACTTTTGACATTAGGGTTCTCCTTAGTTTTTTAGGTTAAAGAGCGTTCCTTCAGTCGGCGTTTCCGTCCTTTATGAGGATGAACGATAATGCGTTCCGCGTCGGCTTACTTCCGTCGCATAATGCGATGAACGATAGAGATACTATAATCTCGTTATCGTATATAGTCAAATAGTTTTGTAACTTGTGTTACAGTTTAATCTCTCTGTCTCCAGTCTTCTGGTTTATCGCCACTAAAAAAATCAATAATATCATCAGCACCGTTAAATCCAGTTCTATGATTTGATGGGTCTGGATTACCCAAGTCTAATGCATTCATAAAATCATCAAGACTACCTTCCTGCATATCAGGATTAGCTGCACGGCGTCTTGCTTGCCTTAAAAGAGTTGCTGCTGAACGGTTTGCCTTTGATAGTTTTTCTGCCCATATCATTTCACTTAACTCTACAGATTCGCCTTTTACAATTCTCTCGCAGATTGCTTCAAGGCGAAGACGGTATTGAGTAGAGAGCATATACTTCTCCAGATATAGTGTATTTAGTTAACGCTCAATATAACTTAGTGTATGGTTTTGAGCGTAGAGTTGATGAATAATCATATCGCAACCAATTTTAGGATTGCAATCACCACAAGTATAAACATCCACTGCTGCCTTACCTTCCTCAGGCCAAGTATGAATACTAATATGACTTTCTGATAATAAGCAAATTACAGTAACCCCTTGTGGTTCAAACTTTTTTGAGATAGTTTGAACCACAGTAGCACCACTTGCAATTGCTGCGTTCTCTAGTAAGTCTATAAGACAACGCTCGTCGTCCAGAAGAACAAACGAGCATCCATATAAGTTAAGTAAGTAATGCTTTCCCATTATTCAATTGCTTCAGAGTCTATCCCATATTGGTTGATTAGTTTATCAATTTTTGTCTCTTGTCCAGACAACTTTTCTATCTCAAACATAGATGACTTTTGATACTTTTTAAGTTTTTTATATTCCTTAATCAGTTTATCAACACCACTGTTCTTAATATAAAGGTTAAGTTTCTTGTCTTCTGCTGGTTTAGAGAAACCTTTGAATCCTTCACTCATTTTCTTTTCTTTTTTTCAGGTTGTTTAATTCCCCAAAGTTTTGGATTAGTTCTACCATATCCAAAATCAATTTTTTGAACAGCACCTGGACCATACTTGTCATAGTACATATCAAAAATACGAACTCTGGTTCCTCTTACTAAATCAATATTAGTTGTACCATCTTCATCATACCAAATTAAGTATGCGTCATTTGGAAAAGAAGAATCTTTTGCTTTATCCAGAGTTGTTTTTTCTAGAAGGATATCACATCCATAACTACTCGGCAGAACAGTGTTATCATCTTTTCCATACTCTACCATATCTTTCTCCATAGACGCTGCAACTGTCACGAGCGACCACCCCATTGGATTTCGGGATATGCCTCTTTGACATTATCAAGAGTTATTTTGTATTTAGTGGATAGTTTTTTGTCCTTTGTAAGAATTATTACTTCCGCTTCTTTTGGATGAAGACCCCGTAGAAGATTGATAAACATCATCTCTCTACGAATGTTATTCAGACTTGCGTTACCACCTTTTACATAATGGTAAAGATTCTGATACTCTCTGCGAAGAGATGTGCGACCTCTTCCATCAAGATCTTGTCCTGTTGCAGATTCGCCACCAGCAGCTTCCATTCTCAGATTTTCTGAGAGAGTTCCACTATAAGTGGTTTGTTCGTTTGCATCTCCATAAGGAACATCACCTTCGGGAAGAAGACTGATAACAGTGTCATCAAAGTTCCAAATAAAAATTGTTTTTAAAGCATCATGTTCGTATGTTTTTAGAACTTCTACTTTCTTTGCATTTGTTTTTTGCTTAGAAGCAAGTTCTAAAACTTCAAAAACAAAAGGGTTTGGTGGAAGAGTTTCGATTGCAGTTTCAGTCGTCCTCTTCGTTTTCGTCGTAGTCATAATCGTTTTCAAATCTCACAGCTAAAATTTCGTCGGGTATTATATTCCCATTTGAGTCAAACATCTCTGGATGGGTATAAACAGGTTGAGTTTGGTAGAAATGTTCTTTTGCCAACCATCCTACTACTCCTCCTACAAAAAAGAACATGATTGAAACTAATGTTCCTATGGTTAGAGTTACTGCTAGCATTTTTCTTTCTCCAGAGAGTTTTATTTTTTTCTAACATCAAAGTGAAATTCTATATAAAAGTGAAACTCTCTGCGAAAGAGAGAAATCATTTTACCAAACCTCACTTGAAAAGTTTTGGGTCTTGATTCTCTTTTCCTCCTATTGCGTAGTAATAACTCAACACCCCTGTTTATCTGGGGTTCATTTTTATTTAGTTTGCTTTTTGCGCCGCCCAGGTCGTCTATCATGACTATACTTCCAAGCATCTTCTAGGATGCCATACAAATAGTTTCTAATTTTTCTTGCTTCAGGTTTTGGTAAGTATCCATATCCTTCACGAAGCTGTTTATGAATTTCATCAGAACCACCTTCAAGATAGTCATCAAGATCCATTACAAGATTACTGATTTCATTTGCGGTGGCACTCTGAATAAACTCTTCAACTTCATGGCGTTTTGTTCCACGAATTTTCAAATAGTCATAAAACTTTAAAACAAATTGTCCTCTAAAAGCATAGTCAATTGCTTTCTCAACATCACCATAAACTTCGTGAAAATTGTTGTTCATTAAACTAGGTTTTGCTCCTGCAAGTATTGAACAGTATCTGAGCATCCACCTAGATGCTCTTGGTCATTTAAAATGACCTGAGGAAAAGTCGATCCTTCTCCAAATTCTGAATAGAATTCTTCACGAGTAAAATCAATATTCAATTTGTAATTTACGTATCGTAGTCCAGCTAATTGTAGCACCTGTTCTATTTTAGTGCAATAGGGACAACCATCTTTTGAATAAACTGTAAACTTCATACTTTTTATAAAACTGAAAGTTATTTAGCGTTAACTGGAATTCCTTGTCCTTCAGGTAACCATACTTGTTGATGAAGTTCTACAAAAGGAAGTTCTTCTTTTGCTGCAGGTAATCCTTGTTGACCGGGAAGTTGTTTATCTGTTATTGATGTTACTGTAATCACCTGATCCATGATAAACTTTTGTTTTCTGTAAGTTCTTTTATCCAGATCAAAACTAATCAACATAAGTGCGTCACTCTCTTCACCACAGTGAGCAATAACTCTACCAGTGGTTTTATCGGTCACCACCCAATAATCATACATTCTTTTTATTCTCACTTTTAGTATTATAGGTTTCTTTTGCTGGTCTGTAAAGGTTAGGCCAGGTATCTCTAATAATTTCTGCGAGTTTATGTGGTGTTGTGGAGGTTATCATAAGTCTTGCAATATTGATAATATAAACATTAAAATTCCAAAGAGTTGGAAGAGAATAAGAATGAGGAACATAAAAAAAGGAGTTCAGAGAACTCCCTTATTTATTTTTTTAGAGTGCATTCCCCCTCGGGAGAACTTCTTCTGGGAACACAAAGTTCTCATGTGGTTGGTCTACTGGTGCCATCCAAGCACGGAGTCCTTCATTGAGTAGAATATTCTTTGTGTAGAAGGTTTCAAACTCAGGATCTTCTGCTGCTCTCACTTCTTGACTTACAAAATCATAAGCACGAAGATTAAGGGCAAGACCAATGATACCAATGCTGGAAGTCCAAAGACCCATAACAGGAACAAACAACATAAAAAAGTGAAGCCAACGCTTATTGCTAAAAGCAATACCAAATATCTGCGACCAGAATCGGTTTGCAGTAACCATTGAATACGTTTCTTCTTCCTGCGTAGGTTCGAAACCTTTGAATGTGTTTGAGGCA